TTAATATTACCTTCACCATCAAACAATCCTGCTGCATAAGCAATTAAGTCATTATTATTATGTGGCATATTTCTATTTTGCATCTCCCCAACTCTTTCCAAGTCCAACATCAACTACTGAAGGAACTTTAAATTCAATTGATTTTTCCATTATTGATTTTATTTCTTTAGCATGATTATCATCCTTAATATTAAAACAAAGTTCATCATGTATCTGTAACATTGGTAAGTGGCCAGCATTATAGCAATCTAACATTGATTGTTTTGTTTGATCAGCTGAAGACCCTTGAATTAATCTGTTTAAAGCTTTGTATGTATAGGCTCTCTTAATATTATCCTTACCATATTTTGCTACCGCATTATCAAATGTTTCGGCTTGGTGTAATCCAAAGTCTCTTGTTTCCCATTTATCAAATCTACACTTTCTTCCTTTTTTAGTTCTAATCACACCTTTTTCATCTGCTGCTAATTTACATCTATCAGAAAGTTTTCTGATGAAAGGTACCTTCTTATTATATTTTGTAATCAATTCATCTGCTTCATCCTTTGTAACTCCTAGAGATAAGGCTAATTTATTTTTACCCATTCCATACATAATACCTAGTCCAATAGTCTTTGCTTGTGTTCTTTCAATACCCACTAGATCAGCTATTGTCTGATGAAAGTCTGCACTAGATTCTTTATAAGCCTCTACTAATTCATTCGATCCTTCATAACCATCTCCAATAGACGCTGCATAATGAACCGTCATTCGTGGTTCTTGTTGTGAATAATCAAAACTACCCCATTGATACCCTTCCTCTGGTATAAATAAACTACGAATTTTAGGGCCAAAGTCTTTGTTTCTAGCTGGTACTTGTTGTAAATTTGGGTTACTCATTGAAAGTCTACCAGATACAGTCCCTCCAAGATCTGATCTAAGTTGTTGAATCTCTCCATGGATCCGACCCTTAACTTGGTATCTTAATATAGAAGATAAAAAAGTACTATGAAATTTATTTACTTCTCTTGCATGTACAACTAATTGTGCTATTTTATTTTTATTATTACTTAACCAATTTTGTGTAAAGGAAGGCTCTTTTGTTTTTTCAGTTCTTGGATATTCTAACTTCAGTTTGTCAAAAGCTTTGGCGATCTGGCGTGATGCCCAGATGTCTACTTCTATTCCTGATTCTTTTTTTATGGCCACCAATATTTCTTTTTCTTGGATCATCATTTCTTTTTTTAATGATTCAGCTTTTTCCACTTGCACTCTCACACCTTTTTGCCTCATCTTTATTAACACAGGAATTAATTGTTGTTCAAGTTCCCACACTGTTGATAAACTTTGGGTAGATATTTCTTGTTTAAATCTTTGCCATAATTTAAGTGTAAGAACTGCATCTTGCTCTGCATAATAACCAACATGTTCAGCAGGTAGCTTCCACATCTCTGCTTTAGGATCTATACCATGTGCTGCTGCAGCTTCTCTTAATTCTGTTTCAGCTTTAATCTCACCAAGATAATCAACTGATAATGCATTTAAAGAATAGGAAAATCTATTTTCATCTATCAATGCTGCGGCTATCATCGTATCCACTATTGGTCCGTTGACCGTGATTCCAGATGCTTCTAGCCAACCCACATCGTACTGAGCATTATGAAATACTTTAGTACAAGGTAAACTACAAATTTTTTTCATGTATGCTTTAACTTGTTCTGGTATCATGTTACCACCACCTAAATGACCAAAGGGAAAATATCCTTGCCATCCATCAACGGCTACTGCAAACCCTACAATTTCTCCTTTACCTAAAGCCCAACCAGCTCCAAGTTTCTCATTAATACCATCATCTCTAGTTTCTAAGTCAATAGCTATCTCAGTTGCATTAGATAAATCCTTATATTCAGATGGAGTATTCCAAATAGATTTTTTAAATGTCAAAGTTAATTGTAAAGCATTACTCATTGATTAGATCCTTTTAACAGTGTTCTGACTACTGTTGTTGCTGGGTTTAAATCTAAGTCTCTTATACAACCTAACAAACTTAATGACAGCACAAGGACCACAATAATAAATTTTATTTTCATATACAACTGCATCTTTTTTACATTTACTGCATTTAATTTGTTTTGTCATCTAAAAATAAATTTCCAGAAATTGTTATTCTTAAATCTTCACTATTATAAAAAGGGTAAACTGTGTGATACAACAGAGCAGGAAACATCAAACCTTTCTTTTCAAATTTTTTATCTACTGGGATAGATTTTGTTTCTAGTGATCTAAAGAAACCTTTATTAGGACAAACAAATTGTAAATGACCTGCTAAATTTTTTACTGAATCAATACCGGGAGCTGCCTTTAATTCATCTTCAATGTTATAAGGAATTTTAATAAATAATATAAAACTCAAAATTCCATCGTGACAATGTAAAGGATTAAACTCTAATTTCTTTTGGTAGTTAACCCATAATTCTTTTAAAACTAAACACTTGTTTTTGTTTGAAGATAAAGGAAAATTTTTCATCCATTTAAAGTTATTATCAGCAATTGTCTCTATAAATTTTTTTACATAAGGGATATGTTCTTGTAAATTATATTCTTCTTTTATATTCCCAGCTAATCTTGAATTATATTTTTTTGATTTGTCTTTTATAATTTTATTAAGCACATTATAGATTTCATCAGGAATATTAAAACTACATATTTCACTCATCTAATTTTTTTTCTTACCTTCATCTTTACGATCTTTAAGATGCTTAATTTCTAAATCACAATAATGTTTTATCTTTTCTAAATCCTCTAATGGTTTACCCTTAGATAAATACCTACATACATATTTAATAATATTAGCTTGTAGTGGATTAAGATTGTTCTTTCTTATAAATGTCCAAGGTTGAATGACAAACTGCTTATAGTGAGATCCTCCAATTTGTTTATCATTAGGAAAGTTTTCATCAAAAAGATCTTTATTTGTCATATTAATATGCCCAGGTAACAAAAGAATACCTAGTCCCCTTTCTTACTTTAGTTACTTTATGTGGATATAGAAAGGTAGAAGGAAATAGCATTATATCCCCACACCTTAAACTAATTTTGTTTTTATTCAAATAAAAATCTCCACCTTCATAATTTTCATTTAAGTTTCCTACAATAGATATTATTGGTACACCCTCACTGTTACTAAAAATACTACTTATTAAATCATAGTGTTCTTTCATTTCAGTATTCTCAGTATATTTATTAAACCTTATTGTAGAAAGTTTGTGCACAAATATAGAGTTTGAATGTATTTTTTGATAATTAACTAACACTTCAGTTATAGGATCTATTAGTAAATCTCTTTGATATGGGTTAGAAAAAAGAATATCTAAATCATTTTTATCTGGTTCGATTAATTGTTTTTTTTCATTGTGATGCCAGTAATGTTTATCCCAAGTTTCATTGGTGATATTAGAAATTAATTCAGAACAAACTTCTTTTGATAATTTATTTTCAATGTGTATATAATCTTCTAATTTATTTTTCATTATTTTTTTCTTGAACATATATTAAATAATCAGAGCCAATTGGATAATTAAACTTATAATCACTTCTTAACAAATGTAAAGTTTTTCTTGCTCTAGTTGCACCAGTATACCAAACTTTCTTTTCATCACTTTTTTCTTTTTTATTTTTATTTCTATAATCAGACGGATAATTACCCTTACTGTAAAGCACTACATGATTTGCTTCCCCACCTTTAACACTATGAATTGTATCAATAGTTATTAATGGATCTTTGTCTAATTCTTTTTGTCCATATCTCCTAAGTAGTCTAATAAAATGTCTTACTTGTTTTGGTTTAAAATTTCTTCTTAATATCCAAAACCAAGGCTTATTCTTTTGGCTATCCTCTAGTGTTAAACCACACCATTCTTTTAAAGTTTGAAAATCATACTCTCTCATATCAGGTTCATTTCTCCAAAACTTATCTAATCTATAATTAGGGTCTTCTAGTTCTCTAATATTCTTATACATATTACGAGCTGCTTTCTTATCTATTTTTTTTCCA